GAAAGATAGTCAATTCTTCCTTGAATTACAGGATTTTCTATTAATTCATCAAATGCGTCATTAAATCCTAGAAGTTCTAGCACATGACTATAAGCTCTACTATGTCTAACCTCTGATTCTCCAAAAGTATTTCCTAAAGCATCAAATTCAGGTTTAGGAAATTGTGTGTATAAATTGCTCCAAAATCTTTTAACGTTAACCTCTATTTGAGAAATCGCTAACATCGCATTTTTTACTGCGTTTTTCTCTATTTTATTTAAATTAACTTTAAAGTCTTGTATATCTGAATCGTATGAATACTCTGTATGAATCCAATAACTGTGATTAATTGCGTCAACGAAATCGTAAAGTTCAGGATATTCGAATGGTTTAAATGCCACTCTTTTATCAAATATAGACATTATTTTTGTTTTAAGGTTATAAAATAGACTAGCCATTAGAGCACATAATGCTACTCTATAATGGAAAGTCAATAAAATTTTCTAATTTAATTAAGCACCAGGAATTTTACCTAGATTATTATCTCCAGGAATAAATGTTGCAGTAATTTTAGATAAATTAGCGGTAGTAACTTTAGTATTTGTACTAGCACTTAAACCACCAGCATTTGCTGCGGCTATCTTATCTGCATATCTATCAGGCGTTTCAGGAGCTCTGTAGGCGTCGCCTTTTTTGGCTTTTTTAAATAAATCTATTAAAAAGAAACTCATAATGTCTGTTTTGTTCTAATAAATATGATGTCTTTTAATAAAATACAATTAAATACTGGAAGATAATTCATAAAATTTTTGATTTAAATGGTTTCTTTCTTCTGGTGTAAATGAGGATTTATTGGTCAATTGAGTTCTAGGAGGTCCATTTTGATTGATTCCACTATCAAATACAAGGTCATCTTCATCCATTTCATTTTTATCTATCTCAATCTTACCACAGTGAGTATTCACTTTAGCGCTGTAAGTCATACCATCACCACCGTATCTATTTTTCATAATATGTATACGGCCGGTTCCATTAACTTTATCCTGACGCTTCCTAGATAGCGACATTGCGAAATCTGCAATCATCATCTTATTATAGGATCCTGCTGCTTTATCTCCTTCAATAACATCATCTTTTGCGCCCATTCTATTTACTTGTGATACAGTCCATACAGGAACTTTTAATTCTCTTGCCATACCTTTAATAGCCGTGTACACATCATCAATGGCATCTTTAGGATCTATTGATCTTGTTTTACTTTTTAATAAATCAACGTAATCAATGATAACTAAATCTGGTGGATATCCTAAATCTCTACATTTTTGAATGTGAGATTCAATTGTATTAGGCGATGCTTTTCCCATTGGAAATTCTTTAATAATCAATTTACCCGTTAATTTAGATATAGCTTCTGCTACTTTATCCCTGTGTAAATGTATCTGTTGAGCGTCTATGCCTGTAAATAAAGCGTCGTATCTTTTTCCTACATAATCTTCAGAAAGTTCTAATGTATAATGAGCAACATTAAATCCGGACATTACCGCAATAGCACCTAAGTTAACTAGCATCCAAGATTTTCCTCCTCCAGGATTCCCGAATATTAATCCTAGATCTCCTACACCCAAACCGCCCATTAACAGCTCGTTTAAATTATTCCATGGAGTTAGAACTGGTGATCTTTGTTCTTGTCTATATCTAGTCTCTACATCTTTTTCATATTCGTGACCTATAGTTTTGTCTTGACCTGCTTTTGATGCGGTGTTGATGATGTGTCTAATGTCGTCGTATTCCCCTTTCTCTAGTAACTTAACTGATTCTAAAATAGCGTTTTTTAATTGTTGATTCTTACAAAAATTTGCAAATTCCTGTTCAACATATTCTCTATCATCATTAGTAGCTTTTAAAGATTCTTTTAATTGTTCTACAATACTAACTTTTAATATTTCATTGTCTATTTTCTTTACTTCTACTTGTAACGACTCGGGTGAAGGTGTTGTGTGATACTTATAATAGTACCTAAGAATTTCTGCCACTATCCATTTATGAGCTGGATTATCGAACATCTCTGTGGATAATACATCATTAATATTTTGTAAAAATTCTTTGTGCTTTAATAAACTAGATAAAACTTTTATTTGAAATCCGTTTCCGTAACTCTGTAATGTACTTAATACTGCCATAACTTATTTATATTTTGAAAGTTGTGAAAATTTTTCAAACAACCATATTTGAAGATTATTTATACTTTTTCCTAAATCATCTTCTTCATATAATTCTGAAAACTCTTTTGGTCTAAATATTTTATTAGGATTTTCCAAAACATATTCTATTTCTATTAGTGAATCTTCAGGAATATTTGGATTTTTTAGATCCATTAATTTTTCATTGATTCTTAACTGATACGCAAATTCTGCAATACTTTTAAATGCTTTTCCTTTTCCATTTTGTGATTTAATTATCAGATCTTCTAATTTAGATATTTCTTCATCAGCTAATTCTGGAAATAATTTAGTGACCGTTTTAATTCCAACTCCTTTAACTCCAGGTACATTATCTCCTGAATCACCTAAAAGAATTTTTTGATTTAAAAAGTTTTGAGGTGTAACTCCATACTCTTCTAAAATCTGTTTTGCTTGATAAAACTTTTTCTTGATAGGAGAATATACAGTAATCTTATCATTCACAAGCTGTAAATAGTCTCGGTCGCTTGATACAATCGTAATTTCTCCATGTAATTTATTCGCTAAACATCCAATTACATCATCCGCTTCAATCTTATCAATTGACAATAAATCAACTGGTAAACACTTAAGATAGTCTATTAGTCTAAGAATTTGATTAGTAATTGATTCTGCTTCCTGCTCTTGAGATTCAAACAGATCCCAATTAGTCACTCTGCGATACCCTCTATTAGCTTTATATTCAGGAAATAAATACCTTTTATTAGTACTTCCACCTTGCCCATCGAACACTAAAATCACTCTGGTAGGTCTAATTAGATTGATAGCGTAACCCAAAGATTTTAGGTATCCTGTAAGCCCTCCAATATGATGACCATGTTTATTTATATGATTAATGATAGTAAATGATCTTATAAAAGCATTTAATGAATCTATGATTAAAACTCTATCATTTAATTTTAAAGGTGTTTCCTTTTCTATTATTTTTGTATCACCAAGGGACTCCAACATTTGTTTGTATCTATCTTCCAATTTTATTCATTTTCTGATGTTTCGAAAATATCTTTTGCGTCTGCGTCTTGTTCTTCGATGATATCAAAATCCGATGAACCCAATACCTGTAGCCACTGATGTGAATACTGCTTCTTATATTTTTCTAATGCCGAAGGTTTATCATCTATAAATCCGTGCACAGTCATAATTAATTTACCAGCGGCTGTAACACCCGTGATGTGATTTTTATCACAAGATAGTTTCGTTCTTTTTGCAAATTCAACATCTTTGCCATTTTTACTAGCTTTGATTTTATTAGTTCCTGCATTTGTTACATTTCCAAAGGTAATTATCATTGAAGAATCAAAGAACATCGTATCTCCACCTTTGTTCTTCATCTTTGGTTTACCCATAATATGTTCTGCTTTTGCAACCCAAACTTTATTAATCGCAACAAGCGTGTTAGTATAAGGTTGACTTTCCTTTCTTGACATTACGATTTTTTGATTAACGAAATTCCCAAATTGTTGGGACATTGCTCCTGCGTTCCATTCATTATTATTTGTTGATTTTTCGATAGACATCTTACAAGGAATTGATCCAACCGAATCCCAAAAGAAACAAAGATCGTATGGTAAATTACCCTTCTTTTGTTCGTCTAAAATGTCCAATACAAAAGATGCTACATCTTCAATACAATTTAATTTTTCCCTATCTATGTATACAAAAAATCCACTGTAATCGCTAACCACTCCATCTTTGTCTGCCACTTCTTCGAACTGTAACCCCATTTCTCTAGCATGTTCCCAACTCCATTTCATCTCTGTGATAATGAATACTGGTAATATGCCCATCTTTTGTGCGTTAACTGCTGCTTCCAATAATGCGGTAGTTTTACCAGTATCTGAGTGACCTCTTAATAGAGTAATATGACCGATTGGAATTCCTGGAATTTGTAATGAATCTTGAAATGCTGATGATAATGGAATCCATGTAGGTTCCTTAAATTTTACAGAAGTTGAAGATAAATTCTTTGCTTTTTTAAATTTATCCAAATTAAACTCTGACTTGATCGCAGATGATATTTTGCTGTTTAAAGCTTTTGCCATAACTAAATGTGTTTAAAAAACCCTCTTTTTAGGGAGGGTTAGTAATTAAAATGAAAATAATTCATCGATTTTTGCATCGACGTCCGTTTTCTTCGTGCTCAGTGAAAATTTAGGAGTTGGAGTTTCCTCTTTTTCCCAAGGTAAATCACCGACTGTTTCAGTCTTAACTTCAACCGAATCAACGTTTTCTTTAAGATCTTCTTCAGGATTTAAATGAGACATCAATGCGCTCTTCATTTCTTCATAAGAGTATTTTTTGAATTGCGTCATTGGATCTGGTTGTGTAGTCAACCACTGTTTAACTTTTGCAGCATCATCAGATAACGCGCTAATTTTTGTTCTTACACGTACACTAGATGTATTGTAAGATAAACCAGTAGTTTCTTTTCCTTGCACGTCGATAATAATATCTCGACCTTGAACTGGATCTGTAAAATCTCCTACATCTTCATCTTCGATCAAAGCCAATAAATCCATGTAAACTTGCTTACCAAATCCCCATAAAAGTACACCTTTATCTTCTTCTCCTCTAACAATTACAGGAACGTAGATTCTCATTTTTGGTTCTAATTTCTTAGCTAATTGCCAATCTTCTTTAACAGAAGATTTTCTTAAGCCTTGAGAAAATTCAACAATGGGATCTTTTTCTCCAAAATTGCTTAAAGAGATCATGGTGTTTTTGTTACCAATTCCATAATGAAATAATAACTCTTTAAATGGGTTTGATTTACTGTACATCGAAGGAACGATGCGTACATTGTGTTTACCTACTGTAGGTGACCATAGCGTTTTTGCTAGGCCTGATGACTGTCCGCCTCTTGGATTTTGAAGCGTGGCAAGTCTTTGCTTTAGAGCAGAAATGTCCATAACTATATATTATTTTGATTAAATATAAACTAATTGGGATATAGAAAAAATCTAATTTTCGAGTTCTACATTTATTATTTTGTAAATTGAAGTATTTAGTCTTCTTAATTCATCTCCTTGGGTTAATAAAATTGAATTTTTATAATCTTTCCAAGAGATTACGTATTTGGTATCTAAAATACCACCATTTAAAGATTTGATTAATGTATTTAAAGCATTAATTGTATACAGTGTATTAGATTCTTTTTTTCTATGTAATAAAATAGTATTACTTAAAATTTTAGCAGTGGATCCTTCTAATTCTATATTATAAGTACACATGTATTCATCTGAATCAGGTGATTCTAAAACGAATATTTTTCCGTACATTATTTTGTACTGTTTATTTATCTCTTGTAACCTATCATCTAAGTTATCTTTCGTAGCAAAACTACAAAATAGTTTGTTCATCAGCAGTTCTTGGGTTAGTTCTATGTCTTTAAATCCGTGCATAACCATTATTTATAAATATTAAGTTTAGTTTAAAAATGAATAATTCAATCCGTGTTTGTGTTTTACGATCATGCCATCTTCTTCTAAAATAGTTTTTAGTGCTAGTAAAGTTTTTTTTCCATCATTAGCGCTAAAGTCTAGTAAAAAAGAATCATAGGTGATCAATACGAGCTTCGTCCTTAGCTTCTTTTCTTCTAAGTATTGGTTTATACGCTCTATTTTAGATACGTTGGCCAGAGTCTCCTGGTTTTGAATAACGTAGTTAAATAGCTTAAGCTTATTCATTTCTGAATTGTATTTTAGAATTCTTCCTGTGGGTAAAGATATGGCTCTCTGTCTTTTGTAATTTTCCCATAAATCTTCTATATAAGCATCTATTTTAGCAAAAAATTCAATATGCTTATATTTTTTATTAACTCCACCGTATAGCTGTTTAAAAGTTATAGTTTTTGATTCAGAATATTCTTCATCTGTTAATTCTTCTTTATTAAAATATAACTTTCCTAAAAATGTATGTATGGATTCTTGATGCCACTCATAACCAATTAATTTTCCTATTAATCTTAAATGATAAGCATCAAAATCGAATTCTACTAAATAACTATTTTTTGGAATAAAACACTCTCTAAATTCCTTTTCTTTTGGTATTGCTAAGAAATTAATTCCATTAAAAGAATTTGTAGGACGCCCAGTTAAATTATATAAATTATAATAAGAATAGATTGTTTCTTTATATTTTGAAAATAATGGATTAATTATTTCATATTTTAAAGAAAATTTTTCTTTATCTATTTTAATTGAATTTTGCTCAACTTTTTTATAAGCAGATACTAATCTATCTTGAAAGTGCGTATCAGCTTCTAAGCCGAAATAAATTTTTACAATATCAT